GGGGTCTGAAAGGACAAGTGGGACATCCAGCCCCACAACATCCACTCATATCACATGAGGTTCTTAACAGCAACACGTCTGTAGTAACGGTTGGAGTTAATACGGAGTCTACCAAGACCCTGACCACTAGCTGCCGAACCTTCGGCGAATGGGTTAGCAACAAGACCATAACGGGTCTTAAAGCCAATTTTAGGCTGGAAGGAGTTCTCTCCAACAGCACGAACCATTTGAAGGGGAACGTAAGGACAATAGAATAGTCCAGCGTCATAAGGGGAAGAACCCTTATAACCAACAACGTAGTACTGGTTACCATTGGCTCCGTTACCCGAAGTCAGGTTAGCCGAATAGGGATCGATGTATACACGGAATTTACCGTTAATCGTACCAGCGAATGTGTTACCGGTGTCATCAACGTTCAAGTTAGCGTTGAGTGCTGGAGTGTAATCCAGGATACCAGCCATCGTAAGTGCGGAAGCAACGTCTGCGGAACACAGAACCATGTTGCCTTTCCCTCTACGAGTTCTTTGTGCGATCGCGTTAGCGTCACGCTCGATTTGGAAAAGAAGTCCTTTGAACTTCTCAACAGACCAACGACCATTGGAGTCGATGTCCAGGTCAAATACACCAGCGGTAGCAACGTTCTGAGCTGCACCCTGTTCTGCTGTCATATAGATGGTACGGATAACCTCACGGTTAATCTCGGCCAAGATTTCAGTAGAAAGGATGTTAGCCAGTTCGGCTTCAGCGTTAAGACCGTGGATAGCCTTAAGGTCTTGAGCCAGTTCTAAACTGTACTCAGCCTTCAGTGCTCTAGACTTAGCGGTAACAGTAACTTTCTCGATCGAGAAAGCCATCTGGTTGAAGGCGTCGTTGCCGGTACCATCAAGGTTCTCAGCGTCGCCTGTAACCATACCACCACCAGCGGTGTAGGCAGCTTGGTTAGTAGAAGCAGCACCAACGGGGTTAAGAACAGAAGGATTATCTCCTCTCTGTACAGCGGTTCCCAAACCAACGGCTGCGTCTGCGAAACCAGCGGTAAGATCTAAACCTTTGTCTTGTCCAGCGAATGCTGTATTTGCTTCATCGAATAGAGCCTCAGTACCAGCCTGAGTGTCATAACGGGATCTCATCGCGAAGATGAGTCCAGTAGGTCCATTCATAGGTTGAACGCCAGCCAGGTCATAAGCGACCAGGTTAGGCATTGCGCGTCTGATCAAAGAGATCAGAACGGGATCGAAACCAGCAACAGGACCAGCTGCGGTTGCGGATCCAGAGAAACCACCTGAAGCACCAGCAGCGTTTCCTGCGTTGGTGGGTGATTCCATCAGGTTGATACCCTGACTAAATGCTTGCTCTTCTTTGAGGAACTTTTCTTGGTTCTCAAGCAGGACAGCGGTCACACTTCTACGATGTGAATCCTTAATAGGATCGAGACCCTCATAATCGAGGAGGGGACTCCACTTTTCCTGCAGATGCTCGGATTGGAACATTTGCTTTTACCTTTTGATTTTGTGTTTTGTTTGAATTAATCTAAAATTCACTTTTTGAAAGCGTTCAGAGTTCTGAGATAGGCTTCCATACTAGATGCTACAGGAGCATCAGTTGTATCTACACCCTCAGAAAGTGTCTGTGGGGCTTCCGATTTTGCAGTTGGGGCCTTGGAGAAGTACGACTCCTTCAGGGTTTCCAACTTTTCACGATATTCTTCTTCACTTTCAAACTCAACACTTTCAGCAAGTGAGGCGAGCTTTTCTTTCTGAGTGACTGCAAGTCCTTCAGAAACTTGATCAAGAATATTATCGGATACTGATTCAGACAAACGCTGATTCAGACCAATGTTCTTGTCAATTTGCTCATTGAGCTTGGTTTCCATATCATCAAGTTTTTCTACCATACTCTCAAGTACATCATATTTGTCTTCAGGGATTGTTACATAATGTTCTTCAAAGAGTCCCTTCATTCCAGAAAGGAAGGACTCAGTCATTTCGGTCTTGAGACCATGTTCGATGGCTAATTCGTTCTCGGTCATCCACTCTTCAGCGACGTACTCAAGATACGAATCAACACGATCGGTAAGGGCTTCTTTCAGACCCTCTCTAGCTTCTTCCAGTTTGATTTCATACTGGGCTTCTAGTGCCTCATGGATTTCAGAAACTTTAGAGTTGAGAGCTGATTCAAAGACCATCTTGGCCTTCTCTCTAAACTCTTCAGACAAATCTTCACCACCGAGGAGAGCGTTAACATCTTCTTCGATGTCAATCTCTTCTTCGACAGTAGCTTCTGTTGCGACAGGTTCTTCTTCCAGGACTTCTTCAGAGGAAACTTCTTCCTCTTCTTTCATTCCCTTCATAGAATCAGCGGCCTTGGCTCCTTTATTAACTACATCTCTAACGGTGGCGATCTTAGGCTCTTTGAGCTTTGCTGAATCGTCATCAGATTTATAGTTTTCAGGGGTAGGTCCACCTAGATCTTCTACAGCTGGTTGACCAGCTACAGCTCCAGGGGCCAGTTTCTGAATGGGATCACCGGCTTTGGCGTTCGCATTCACAGCAGTTTTGGATTGCTCCATTTCTTGTAGATCTCCACGAGACATTTGAACTTTACTCCGATTAACCTTATTTATTTAATCTATATTTATTTATAATATTGGTATCTCTGTATTATCAGAGACTATTTAAGAAACTGTTGAAGACATCCAACTTTTTCTCATCAAGTTGTTTTTGATCGACCAATGTATTGATATACTTATAGGTCTTAGCTACTTGAGCTTCTCTCAAGATACCACCATCCCAAACCCAATCCTTACCTTCCATAATGCCTTCAAC